GTAAATGTCCTGTACGAGTGTGTCGAGTGTCTTTGTCATGTTATTTCCTTCCTACCATGTAGGTTATGTAAACAAGCATTAGTGTCTGTCCAAGGTCGAGTAGTGCGTGCAACATTTGTATCTCCTATGTTGGTGAACACGGCAGGACTTGAACCTGCAACCTGTAGATTAGAAGTCTACTGCTCTATCCAGTTGAGCTACGTGTCCCAGATTTGCTCTTTATAGTTTTGCGAATGCGTTGTGCCTTGTGTGCAATGTACTCCTCTTCATCTGCGAAGAAGTTGTGCAGTGATTTGAGGACACGCAACTGAAGTGATTTAAGGTGTTTGCCTCGTGGCATTGCCCAGCCTACAATAAAACCTGCAAGGCCGAAGCACAATATCACAAGGTATTCGGGTAAGTTTGTTTCCATCTCATTCTCCTATGTAAGTGATAGCGTTCCCGCCCTCGCAGCTATCGCCAGCGACCAAATCCAAATGTCGCCCCCGTGCTTATCAACTACTTAGAACGGAACTTCGTCATTCAGTTCTGTGGTAGCTGACGGTGCGTCTGAAGCAGTAAAGCCGTCTTCGACATCGAAGTCTTCTCCTGCTTTGTACTCAACCAAGTTTACAACTTGAACCTTCTTGAGCAGTGGTGATACACCTGACTTGCCATTCATTTCCCACGGGAACGGTGTGTACATTACATTCACAACGCTACCATTACCAATGAGGCCAGTGAACGGCTGCTTCTGTGCGTCCACAACTGTGGGTGCTTCGTTCTGCGAACCATCACGGCGTGTTACCTTCTGGCGAATGTGAACAAAGTCACCACGCTCATCGCCTTTGTTCTTGATGGTAAGACCATCTGCCTCAAGTGCGGCACGGTTGTTGTCATCAACAAGAATGTCGATGCCCCACTCAGGTTCGTAAGTGGTGTTTGGTTGTTGTACTGATGCCCAGTATGCTTTACCTTTTACTACGGTCATATTTCGTTTTACCTTTCGTTTTGGTTGTCATGTCGTGGCCTTATTGCCAACGACCACTATATAGTGCCACATCCAGAATCAAATGTCAACACTTTTTTCTAGTGGGTTTCTGCCCACGTTTTCCCGACCTTGTATTCACTGTCGAGAGGGCAACGAACTTTGAGAGATTGCTCTGTCAGTTTCATCGCCAGCTTTGTAACCTCGCCAAGTTCTTCGGCGTGGTCTTTACGAACCTCAAACTGGTACTCATCGTGAATACTCGCAACAAGTCTGAAGTCGAGGTTTCGTTTAGTTGCCTGTACGATAATTTGCTTGAGCCATTCCTTACAGACGATTGCACCTGCCCCCTGTAGTAGAGAGTTGAGTGCTGCATGTGCAGAGCGTATCTGCAACACACGCCCATCAATACCTAACACATAGCCACGTGATGCAAGCTTATCTACCTTGCTACGTAGTGCCTTGAGTGCAGGCATGTTGGACAAAAACTTATCAATTAATTTCTTACCATCTTTGGCAGAGCCATCTACAATCTTACCAATCTTAGCCGCACCTGCACCATACAGGAATGCGTAGATGAATGTCTTTGCATTGTCACGTGTCGGCAACCCTGCCGCCCTCTGGTTTGCAGTATGCACATCACCCTCAACAACCTCACGTGTGAAGTCCCTGTCGTTCATGTAATGTGCAAGCATCCGCAACTCTAGTGAGCTTGCGTCACTACCAAGAAGTACATAATTATTAGAAGCAGTAGTCCATACATCTCTACAATCCTTTCCATAAGGTGAGTATACTGCGGGTATCTGCGCCATGTTAGGCGAGGTGTGCGTCATACGACCTGTGATTGTACCCAGTGTCCAAACTTTACCATGTACCCTGCCATCTTCACCAACTGCGTCTAACCAAGATTTAATCTGTGAGACACGTTTCTCCAAGAGAAGAAAGCGTGCAACCATTTGTGCTTCGGGTATGTCAACCTTTGCTAACACTTCCTCTGACACAATGGCTTGGCCTTTCTCTGTGTAGGCATGAGGCTTCCATCCCAACTCCGAAAGACGCTCTGCAATCTGCTTGCGTGATGCGGGGTTGAACACAGTAACCTTGTCCTTCAGACGCTTGCCAGTCTTGTCAGAGTATCTAATCTCTGTAATCGGCGGGAACTTATGTTGTAGCTGTGCCTTGATTTGTATTGCCTCGTCCGACAGTCGAGCCATCAGTTGCATAGCGGCAGGTACATTGAGTGCAAAGCCGTTACGCTCCTGCTGGTCTACGATTGCACGAACCTGATGCTCAAGGCGTATGCTACGTGGCGAGAACCGCTTCATCTCTGGCACAAGTATGTTGTACACACGTTCTGTAATCTCTACGTCCCTAATGCAATACTTTAACATTTGGTCGGAATACTCTGACCAATCAGAAAATTCTATCTTGTTGTACCCCAGAGACTTACCCCATGCTTCAAGCGAGTGACCGCCTTCACGCACGGGGTTAGCCATCTGTGACAGGATAAGTGTATCACGTATCTTGTCTAGAGGTATGTTGATATTGAGCAATCGTTTCAGAACAGGAGCGTCAAAAGATACGCCATTATGAAACACCAGAATATCAGCAGACTCCAAGAGTTGCTTGCAATTCTCAAGAGTGTTGGGTGTAAATGTATAGGTTCTTTTTTCATCTAAGTCTCGTGCCACTACGCAGTAGATTTGTTTGGCATCAAGCCCGTCTGTTTCAATGTCTACTGCTAATCGTTTCATAGTTCAATCAACTCTGCTTTCTCGTATGGGATGTGAAAGAAGTGTTCGCCCTTCACAATGTTACGTCCTTGTGCCTCACGCACCTCTGACTCTGCAACCACGTTGTCCTTGATACGCCACGCCGCTTTGCGGTCAGCACGTAGGATGTAGAAGTTGAAGAAGCCATCGGCATCAGCCACTTTGTTAATCAGCTTGTGTTTGCGATACGGTATGCGTATCTCTTTCCAGTCAGGGTTCCAATCACCCTTCCAACCGTACTTGATTTCAACCTCGCTGAAGTATGTATTATCGCCTTTCTTTGACTTGATGTCAACAGAAAAATCTTCTTTGCTGTCAAGAATCTCGTGACCGTTACGCTTGAGGTAGGCAATCACAATGTCCTTGGCTGGTGCGTCAGATGTCTCGTAACGCTGGCGGCTGAACGGGATGTTCACTGCGCCGTGTATCGGTTTGAGTTTCATAGGTAGTCTCCTGCTTCCACTGTGTCAAAGTCTTCGGCGTTAGGGTCATCAATCTCCTGCATGCGACCAGTCTCACGGTCATACAGCAGATAGGTAGCAATACCTGTCTCACCTGCATATCGGTTCTTGAGTACACGTATGGTCGTGGTGTTGGCAATCACAGGGTCGGAAGCCTGTTGGTCACGCTCCATAGCAATCACTGCGTCACTGATTTGTGCGATGCTGTGTGAGCCACGTAGCATGGACAGACTAATCTGTACACCTTGCTCCTGACCCTTGTCACCTGATGCACGCCGCAAGTGTGATACCAGAAGCATACAACACTGTGTCTCCTCGACCAGTGAGCGTAGCTGGGTCATCATCTTGTCAATGTTCCTGCGCTCGTCCTCACCCTCAAGACCTGATACAAGGATTGAGAGGTGGTCGATAATGATGTAGCGACAGTCAAGTGCCTTGACCATGTAGCGTACACGTGCCAGGATTTCGTCAGTCTGTATCGAACCGAAGTGGTCGAATGCAAACACACGCCCCGTGCCTACGGTAGCTTGCTCGTAATGTGAGAGTTGTTCCTGTGGAACCTGCTCACGTATCTCCTTGATGTAAAGCCGTTTGCTTGCCTCGACAGACATCAGGTGAAAGATAGTCTGCTTGACGTTTTCCTCAAGGCTGATGATGCCAATGTTGCTGTCGGTGTTGTTAAGTAGGTGATGCTCAAGCTCACGCATGATGCTGGACTTACCTGCACCCGTGCCTGCTGTGAACGTGATAAGCTCACCAGTACGCATACCATACAGCAACTCGTTCATGCCTTTGTACGGGTAGTCAACTGACTGCCTGTCCTCGTCATCATACAGACCGTCAAAGTTCTTGAGGTTGACGATACCTGCAGGTGTGTAAGGTGCGGCATCCCACCAACGCTTGATAAACTCTTCGGTCTTACCATGCTTGAGATACTCGTTGGCATCCTTCGCCTTCAGCTTGACAATGCGACACTTGTTAGGCTCGAAGATGGACGCAACCTTTGCGGCGGCGGCATTGCCATGCTCGTCATTGTCGAAGCACACAACGATGTTCTCGAACTTGTTGAGCCACTCGAACTGTGCCTTCACATCCTTGACCGCAGACTGTGCGCCATTACGGACGGACACGACAGGCCACTTACAACCCATCATCTGATAGGCAGACACAGCATCCAACTCACCTTCGGTGATTGTAATGTACTTGCCGCCATCACGAAACTGGTTCTGCCCAAACAGCCCTGCCTGTGGCAGTCGGCCTTCGGCGTGGAAGTCTTTGGTCTTGACATGACGAACCTTGTTCGCCACATGCTGACCATTGACATCGTAGTATGGATATATCTGCTTGTCACCTGCGACAGTGATGCCGTATGCCTTCGCTGCTTCGAGCGAGATGCCACGGTCTTCGATGGCAGAGAACTGCCCCCGACTCAATGGTGTATTCATTGCATGAACCTTTCGTTCTGTGACGCTGACAATTCTGTCAGAGCCTTCTGCTGCCGTGTATGTCTCACACACAAAGCAGTAGCGTGAGCCATTGTCATACAGCACATTGCCGTCTGACGAACCACACTTGCTGCACTCACCACGGCTAACCACATTGGATTTTTCAGTATTCATCTATTAACCTTTCTCTACGTAGTAGATGCCAAACTCTTTGCCCCTGTCATACAGGAACAGTTTGTTATTCACTATCTCTGTTGCGAACCCCATGCTTTTGGCAACCAGTTCACGATAGCGAAGGAACTCGTCTACGTCCTTCACCTCTTCCATGAAGGCAGGTGCTGAACCCTGTGTCTTATACATCATGCGATACATTTTTAACCTCTCTCATTGCTTCGGTCATAGTTTTCTTGGTCGTTGATTTGTTCTGTGCTGTGATGGCCTTGCGCCGTAGTGCTTTTATTTCTTGCTGTTTAGTACGTGTAAATCTGTTCATTCAACTGCTCCATTGGTTTTCTTGTCACGCTTCGTTCCATCGCCATCATAGTACCATGACCGACTATCAGGGTCAAGCTCTTTTCGCTTATGCTCTAGCCTACGGCGTTGAACTAGGTCACGGTGGCGTTTTAATTGTACATAATTCATCACTGGTCGAACTCCATGTCTGCGGCATCCATCGCAAAATCTACGCTGTCTGCATAGATGTCTGTAGACTCTTCACGTGCAAGCCGCTTGGCTTCCTTCTGGCTGTAGCCTTCTTCAATATACTGGTGGTACAACTCTCTAAAGAGTTGCCTTCGGTCTTTTTCCCATAGGTTGTTAGTGTAGTGTGACATCGCTAAAAGTTTTCTCCATCATTGCTATCTCGACTTCCTCATCGGGAAGCGTTCCATTTAATATAAAGGCAATCTCTTCCTGTGTCAAATCAGGGAAGGCACGGTCAACCGACCAGCCATCCTGCCACCTACGTATCTGTGTATAGGTGATGGGCAAGTCCATCTCGTGCATATTGCCAGAATATATTGAGCGTCTAAGTAGTTTCATTGTTTTTCCACCTCGCTTCACCTGTCAACAGGAAGGCATTGCCAAAGAACGACAGTGCCATAGGCCAAGAGTCGTCCTCGTTATACATAACGAACACTTCCTCGTTGATAGGTTTGTTCATGTCTTGTTTCTTTTCAATCACAAGTTGTCTGCCATCCTCAAGCTGAACCAGGCGGCACTCGCCCCCGATAAAACCTTCTGCGATGTCACGGGTGGGCGACTCACGTTTATCGGAGCAGTGAACAAGAACTGCTTTTGATTTATTAATCATCAGTCCCACCTGTAGAAAATGTGGCTGTCAATCTTGACAATCTTTGTGTGGGTCTTTGCCCAGCTGGGCATTACATAGTCAGCATGGTAGTGTGTAGCCCCGTCCATGAAGGTATCAAACCAGCCGTTCAACACAATCTGTGCGTTCTCTTGTGACTGAACGAATGCTTCCTCGTTTCGTGGCACATCAGACAGACCATCACAATACCAGCTAAACTGGCATCTGTTACGGGCTGGTACGCTTTCCCAGTGAATACCCTGTGTGATTACACCACAAACTGTGTTTGGAAATCTGTCGTCAAACACACGATTCATAACCACCTGT